TCAGGCATAGTCGGCAGAGCACAGGGCCCTGATGACTACGATCTGGAGATAGAGGGTATGTCTGGAAGAGCCATAGAGGATCTGGAATCAGATGTATCTAAACTAAAAGAATATGCTACAGGTAAAAAACCCACGCTAAAAGAGATTGTTCAAAATAAAAAAAGAAAAGATAAAGTTAAATACTATGAGACACCTGAAGGTCAATCGGAGTACGTCGTGCAGAGACAGGGTGAGTACGATTATTCTCCCGATGACGCTATGGCATCAGGCGGTATCGCAAGAATGTTAGGTGAGTAATGGAGGACCTGCAGGATAAAATCATAGAGTTGATGGACCTCTTCGACGGAGAGGTCACGACAGCAGACAAGATAGACAGACCACAACGAGCATTAGACAGAGAAGCTATTGATGATTTCATGAAACGTAATCCAATGGCAGGTGGTGGTATGTTAGTGCAACCAAGTGCTGATGGATCTAGACCTGGGTATGCTGTGTCTAAGACAGACAATAATAAATACAGAGTAACAGGTGAAAGAGGGGGTGTTAATTATAGCGATTGGGCAAGAGAAAATGATGTGCCTATACGTTTTTCTAATAAAAAAGAAGCAGAAGCTGCTCAGAAAAAATTTTATAAATCAGTTCCTACATCATATTCTATTACAAAAGAAGCTTGGACAAATGAGATGACCTCTTTGACTGAGAAGTTTAATAAAATAGTATTGAAAGATTTTGAAAAAGGAAACATGTCTAAAACTCCAAGGTTTGCAACTTGGTTAAAAAATCAAAAATTAAAAAATGCAGGTGTTAAATTTTTTGAAACTCAAGCACCAAATTTTGGTGTTATAAATGTTGGTAATCAAAAATTAAAATTAGCTACAAAATTAATTGAAGAAGCAAACAATGGTTTAAAATTTGTACCATGGATGAATATTCAAAAAAAATTAAGTCCTGGTGAAGTAATAGATACTAGAACTTGGAGAAACTATATTGACGAATTAGATAAGCCTGCTGATAAAGCAAGTAAAGCTTTTGATTATATATACAATAATAATGTTGAGTTAAAACTTCCAAAAAATTTAAGCCAAACAATGAAAACAGAGGGAAGTATTTTAAGAAAAATAATATCTGATCTTACTGGAGTTGGTTTAGGACCAATTAGAAATGGTTTAAATAATAATAAAAATTTTATTAATAATTTAGACAAAATAAAATTTGCTAACCAAGGTAATCTTTGGGCAGATTCTGAAGGCACTACTTTAAAAGAAGTATTAGATAATGCAGACTACAGAATGAAAGGCAATATTAGTTGGACCTCTGATATTAAATTATCAAACAGGGCTAACAAAAATGTATTTGATTATGCACTTAGAAATTTTAACTATCATCAATTAAATAAGACAGGCGAAGGCACAATACAATTTTATGACAAGAAAACTAACAAACCTATTGATTGGAATACTCTTCCTAAAAACAAAAATGGTTTTAGGGTTTTAAAACCAAATAGCGTTTACTTTATAGATGCAAGCATGCCAAATAAAAAATGGGATATGTCATCTATTGATTTAGATAATAAAAAATGGAAAAATAAAACTGGTTCATCTGGTTTGTTTGATGAGGTATTTCAAGCTAAAGATACGTACGATAAGTTATTATCTACAAAAGTTACAAATCCTAAAACAGGAAAAAAAATTAGTTTTGGTAAATTAATGCAAGACGTTTATCAAATAGGTTTTAATAATTTTGGTAATCCATACGCTATAGATCACAAGGATGGTGTTGCAAACAATCCTTTTAAAAATTTAAGAATTGCATCACAAAGAATTAACTCTGCATTGTCTGCATTGAATAGAGATACTACGTTAAATAAATTTACCAAAAATGAATTATTTAAAGTTTTAAAAGAAGGAACTTTTGATCCTAATCAAAAAAATGTTATAGATACTATTGTTAAAGGCACTGCACCTATAAGAGAAGATGTTTTAGTTCAAGGCACAAAGTTTGATCAAAGCGAACTAGACATGGCAAAACAAAAGTTTTTAACAAACTTAGATAAAAATAAATTTAGAAGAGTTTCAAAAGTTTTAGTTGACGCTGCAATAGATGGTGGTTTTGGAGAAGCTGTTCAACAAATTTGTATGAGAAAGAAAGCCAAAAAAGGTGGCCGAATGTTTTTAAGTAATGGTAGTGGTTGCCCTGCAGCAGATCAAGATCCAAAAGGATTTTTAAGAAGTGTATCTGAAAGTCCTGTTCTTAAAAAATTTTTTACATCTAGCACTGGTCAAAAAGCTGCAGCTGCAGCAGCAAGAGTAACTGGTAATGTTTTAAATCCGTCAACGTTGATTGGTGGTGAGGTTGCTTTTGTTTTGGCAGATGGTTTTAATAATTTTAGTAAAGGTATGGATTTAGCAGAATCTTTTGACAGGGCATTTATATTTAAAGATTTTAAACAGTTTGATGCGGCTATAATGAATCAAGCAAAAAATCTTGGATACGATCAAAATCAATTAAATCTTTTAAATGAAACAATAAACATAAATAGATTAGATAATAGAAAAAGAGCTTTGGAATATGGATTAGATGTTGAAGCATCAGATCCAAGTGGTTTAACTTCTGATGCAACAATGGGTTTTACACAAAGACTAGCAGATACAAATAATATGTTAGATAAATCTGTTGGTAGCTATATAGGTACTTTAGATAAAATGGGTTTTGATTTAACCAAAGATTCTTCTTACGATGTAGGTTTTAATTACTTAGACAATGTCTTTAAAAAGAAAACTCAAGAAGAGTTACTAAAAACTTATGACAAAAGAAAAAGAGATGTAGATCCAACAAGTGGTTTTGCTGGTAGATTATTTGGTCCTGCTTTTGATTTACAAGCCTACACACAACCTTTTAAATTTGCAGCTGACGTGATTAATCCTTTTACAAAAAATGTGCCGTTTTTATCTGATCGTCAAAGAGAAGCAAAATATTTAAGAGAGATGGATCCAAGAGAATTATATTTATATAACAAACAAAGAGGATTTACTTTGGACGATATAGAAGCAGGAACATCTCCTCAGATAAGACAGGTGATGGATCAACTAGGTGGAGCTGCAACAGGACAAGGATTTTTTCAACAATTTGCAGGTGGTGGTATTGCAGGTTTATCTGGTGGAGTGAAATCAGGACCACCACCAGAGTCAGGGCCGATGTCTGAAGGGTTGCCTTCTCTAATGAAACGTGGTATGAAAATATAGGAGTATTAAATGGCAGAAATAGATAAAGGACTCCCCAACACAAGAACCAAAATCGACATTCCTTCCAATGAAGAGATGGCAGAAGAGGTTAGTGTTCAGGAGGAAGAGGCAGAACAAAAAGGACCCGTAGAGGTCATTCCAGAAGAGGATGGCGGCGCAACGATAGATTTTGAACCGGGAGCTATAAACATACCGGGCACAGAGAATCATTTCGATAATCTAGCAGACATATTACCAGACGACGTACTTGATCCTATTGGTAACGAGATGGTTCAGAATTATATGGATTACAAAGCATCGAGAAAGGACTGGGAGCAATCCTATATCCAAGGTCTTGATCTTCTAGGATTTAAATACGAGAATAGAACAGAACCCTTTCAGGGAGCATCAGGTGCGACCCACCCGGTGTTGGCTGAGGCAGTCACACAGTTTCAGGCGCAGGCATACAAAGAATTATTACCAAGTGACGGACCGGTAAGAACACAGGTCATGGGATTAAAAAATCCTGGCACAGAACAACAAGCACAGCGTGTAAAAGATTTTATGAACTATCTGATAATGGATCAGATGAAAGAGTATGAGGAAGAGTTTGACTCTATGCTATTTCATCTGCCACTTGCAGGTTCGACATTTAAAAAAGTTTATTATGATGTGCCACTAGGCAGAGCGGTATCTAAATTTGTGCCAGCCGATGAATTAGTTGTGCCCTACACCGCAACAAGTTTGGATGATGCGGAAGCTATAATACACACGGTTAAGATGTCAGAGAACGAATTAAGAAAACAACAGGTGTCCGGTTTCTACAGAGATGTTGAATTAGGACCACCAGGTCATGTTGAAAAAA